TGTATAAAAAAAAAATTAAATGTATAAAAATTAAATAAAAATAGTATTAATTAATTATTTTTATTTATGAAAATTTAGCAAAAGAGCTTAAGCGTGCCATAGGCTGTCCAGTACCGGCACCAGCACCAGAAGGGGCAGCATCTGGTCCATTTTTCTCAAACATCGGGCTAGGCAAAACATTATCTACCGACGAAGCTTTATAATTGGGTACCTTTTTACATGTGAAAGCAGGCTCAGGACATCTTTGTGGTCTTGGACATGGTGGGCATTTTTGTTTTTTACAACAATTTCCACCACCTTTCTCACTGCTCGATGATTTTACATCGGGACATTTAGGACAAACAGGTGGAACAATTTCAGATTTAAGAACGTATAAATGTTCTTCACCGGGTGGTATTTGATCACGTGAAATACCATCAGCAGAACCATAACCCATTTGTTTTTTTTCAGAACCTAATTTTTTAAATTCGACTCTTACATTAGGACCAATTTTTCTTGCTTTTTTAAAGTCTTTATTAGAAATGGCTTTTTGACTGTTTCCAAATGGATTATAAGCTGAACCGCTATCTGCTGAAGTCAAAGCCTCTCCAGTTTTTCTATGTTTATTATTTGCTAAAGCTTGGGAACTATTTGAAATATTGGAATTACCTTCTATAATACTCATACCTTCTAAAACTTTTATACCAAAAGAACTAAATAAAAGAACTAATAGCAATATTATAAATAAATGTAATTTTTTTAGTTTCATTTATATAAATTATATTATGAAAAAAAATAAAAGTAAAAAAAAAATAAAAGTAATAATATATAATGCCAGCTTTAACACACAACAGAGTAAAAAATGGTTTCAATGGTGGTATTCGTAAAAGGAATGCTACAGCAGGAACAAAATTTTCTAGGACATTGGGCGCATCAAAAGCTGATGCCACTCGTTCGAAAGCATTGGTTGGTGATATAGGTTCTATTCCACCCCACATTCGCGCAGCATATAATAGACGTGTTAGATGTAAATGTAGAAAGAAAATAGACACACTTAACCCAATTATAGTAGCATTAGTTCAAATAACAACACCAACTACTAATGTAACACCCTCATTTGATTTTAGCTCGAATGAAGTTGGTATTATTACAAGTAATTATATATTTACTTCAACAAAGAATGCTGTTATTGGTAGTAATACTATAATATTTTCTAATTTAGCCAGTGGAACATATAGTGACGTATTTGTACAAGTTACAGATAAAGCTGGAAATGTTTCAAATAAATTAGTATTAAATTCATTTGTAATTAGTGATACCGTGCCACCAACTTTAGTAGCTAAAACTCAAATAACAACACCTGCTAATAATAATACACCAAGCTTTGTATTTACATCAGATGAAGCGGGAACAATCACAAGTAGCATTGGAATTACATCTACACCAAATGCTATTGTTGGTGATAATACGATAACATTTGCGCCATTATCTGATGGAACATACAGTGGGGTAACTGTAAGTATTACAGATGTTGCTGGAAACGGTTCCAATGTATTAACATTGTCTGATTTTACAATTGAAACTGTATCACCTGTATTAACAGCTAAAACACAAATAACAACACCGGGTACTGATAATACACCAAGCTTTGTATTTACTTCAGATGAGGCAGGAACAATTACAACTAGTCATCCATTACTCTCAGGTACTACAACATCTGCTATTTCAGGTGACAACACAATCACATTTGATACATTACTTGATGGAACATACTCTGGTGTATGGGTTAAAGTAACCGATGCTGTTGGAAATGTATCAAACCAGTTAACATTAGATGATTTCGTAGTTGATACATTAGTACCTACATTAAACGCAGTTACACAAATAACAACACCGGGTAATAATAATACACCAAGCTTTGTATTCACATCCACTAAAGCTGGTACAATTACAAGTAGCAAAACATTTACATCTACAACAACTGCTGTTGTAGGAAACAATACTATCACATTTGATACATTAGCTGATAACACGTATAGTGGTGTTACTGTAGAAGTAACAGATTCATTAGGAAATGTTTCTAATCTGTTAACATTGAGTGATTTCGTAATAGATACAGCAGCTCCTACAATAGCGGCTAAAACACAAATATCAACACCGACAACTGATAATACACCAAGCTTTGTATTTACTTCAGATGAGGCAGGAACAATTACAAGTAGTCATACATTTACATCTACAACATCTGCTATTTCGGGTGACAACACAATCACATTTGATACATTGGCTGATGGAACATATAATACAGTTTGGGTAAAAGTAACAGATGCGGCGGGTAATGAATCCAGTCAACTAACATTGGATAGTTTTGTTGTAAATGATACCGTAGCACCAACAATAGCTGCTGTTACACCAATAACTACACCAACAACTGATAATACACCAAGCTTTGTATTTATTTCAGATGAGGCAGGTACAATTACAAGTAGCAATACATTTACATCTACAACAAATGCTATTGTTGGAAACAATACTATCACATTTGATACATTGGTCGATGGAACATATAATACTGTTTGGGTAAAAGTAACAGATGTGGAGGGTAACGTATCCAATCAATTAACATTGGACCCATTTACAGTTGACACAAATACAGATTGTTTGACATTAAATACAACTGTTAATGTTGTATCATCGGGTGGAAATAAATATGTATTTAATGGAGGTTCCACTTATGATTCAAGTAAAAAGTATGGCTTGAATAATGCTACATATACATTTAAAGATATTCCAATTGGTCACCCATTGGCTATATTAAATAATGGAAATGCGGATATAACTTATGCTGCCGTAGCAAATACAGCTAGTCCAATTAAAATTAAAGTTAGTGGTGGTAACCAAACTGAATCAAATGGAGATTATTATGATTTTAAAGATGAAGATGATAATACTATAAATATTGGTAGCGATGATACTAGTACATTTAGATTTATGAGAGGTAAAACATATATATTTGAAGCGGATGGAATTGGAACGTCGCATCCTTTCAAAATTTATATGAGCAGTGCTTTTGTAAATGATAACAATAGTAGCAATAGTGGTATATCGGGCTCATCGGGTAGTATAACAATAACAATTCCTACTAATCACAGTACAAGTGCTGGAGACTTGTATTATCAATGTAGTAATCATAGTGGTATGAAGAAAAACTTATCTCTATTCTATAAGAGTGTTTCTGGAACAACGAATGATGCGTCTTACGATTTCTTTTATGATGATGTTGCTGTAACTGTATCTGGAGACTTTGGAGACGTAAGTGTTTACTGTTATCATCATGGATATATGGGCGGAGAGAGCTTACTGAAATACAAGTCTTCATGTAGCCCTTAGATTTAATTTATTAATAAAAATTATATAAACATTTTATATATATTTTATTATTGGGGTGTATGTTAAAAACATTTTGTAATAAAAATTTACTTGAAGCAGGTGTTGATGAAGCAGGTAGAGGACCTTTATTCGGAAGAGTATATACCGCTGCTGTTATTATACCACCTGATGAAACGTTTCACCAAAAATTTATAAAAGATAGTAAAAAATTAAGCGAAAAAAATAGAGAGTTCGCTTTTGAGTTTATTAAAGAACATGCGATTGATTGGCGAGTTCATTATAAAGATGAAAAATATATTGATACAAATAATATTTATAACGCAACATTTGATTGTATGCATGGTAGTTTAAATAATTTAATAGTAAAGCCTGAATATTTATTAATAGATGGTTCAGAATTTCAATTATGGACACAAGATGATAAAATTATCCCACATAAATGTGTTGTGAAAGGAGATAATTTATATGCTTCGATTGCTTCAGCTTCTATATTAGCAAAGGTTTCTAGGGATAATTACATTAAAGATATGTGTAAAAAATATCCAAAATTAGATGAATATTATAATTTAAGTAAAAACAAGGGGTATGGTACGCGTGAACATATGGAAGGAATTAAACGTTATGGAATATCGCCTTGGCATAGAAAAAGTTTTGGAATATGCGGGCAATCAAAAATAAATAAAGCTTTTTTAAATTGATATAAATTATATTAAAAATAAAATTTAATAGACGAACTATTAATATGTTGAGACCACGTTATCTATTGGCATTTTTGGATGAAAATCAAGAAAGTAAATGGCGTGTTATCAATAGACAATTTATCTTAGAAAAAAATACCGATGGTATTTCAGGTGTATTTTTGCAAGATTTATGGTTTAATTACAAGCTAAAAGAATCATATTCTAATAATGATAAACCAATTAAGTTTATGATTATTAAATCGAGACATAAAGTGAATAAATTAAATGAGTTATTAAGTAATGAATTTGGAAATATTATAGATTTAAGCGAAGAGTGTTATGGTTTTATATTAAGACCTGGTGATATAATGGATATTTACACTGAAATGTATGAAAGTAAAAATATTAAATATAATTGTAAATTATTTTGTGAAAATACAAATATATTGTTTAGACTGGAAATAATTAAATTTGATAACGAGTACTATATTACACTTCCTAAATTTCTACTAAACTTTTATTAAATTGATATAAATAAATAGTATTAAATTTTAATACAAAAAATAATGAAATCTGTTATATTTGATGTTGAAACTACTGGATTACCAAAACAAAGAAAAGCGTCTTTACAAGACACTGAACTATGGCCTTATATTGTACAAATAAGCTGGATTGTAACAGATATAGTAGATGGTGAAATCATCGATATTAAAGATAATATTATAAAATTACCAGAAGATGTTACAATTCCAGAAGATTCGATAAAAGTACATGGTATTACAAATGAAATGATGTTAGAATCAGGTGTAGACATAAAAGACATTTTGCTCGATTTTCAAAATGATATAAATAATTCTGATATCATTGTTGCTCATAATATTGAATTTGACCAAGCTGTTATAGGAGTTGAGTCAATTAGACATTTAGGTTTTAATTTGTTTGATGAATATAGAAAAAATAAATATTGTACAATGAAAAGAAGTATAAAATTGTGTAAAAAGTGGCCAAAACTATCTTTCCTACATGAAAAATTGTTTAAACAAGTTCCAAATAATTTACATAATTCGCTAATTGATGTATTTGTTTGTTTTCGTTGTTTTTACAAGTTACATTATAATAGAGACCCACTTAAAATTAAAAGTGACGCACCAAATACTATAAAATTTCATAATGTATACAATCAAATTTTATGTAAATGTTAAAATGTTAAAATGTTAATAATTAAATTGATATAAAAAAATATTTTTTTTATACCAATAAAAATGATTGAAATTATTTCAAAAGACAATATACATGTTAAGTTATCTGATAAAGAAGCAAAATATTCTCAAATGATTTTTAATTTATTTTATTGTGAATGTGATGAAAATAGCGAAAATAACGGTGAAAAAAAAATAAACGAGATAATGCCGCTAAATTATATATCTGGAGAACAACTACAAAAACTTAAATTGTTATTGGAGCATTTAATTGTATTTAATTTAAACGATGAAACAATTAAAAATGTGGATAGTTACAATTACTTAAATTATTCAATAATAAGTATTTTAGATATTACTGAAGATTTTACTATGGAAAAGTTATTTAAATTTGTGGATATATGTAATTACTTGGATATTCCTGTTTTGTTAGAGATATTAAAAATGAAAATATTATCGCTAATAGAAAATAAAACAGATGATGAAATATCAGAAAAATTTGATATTGATAAAAATGCGTTAATAATAGAAGAAAATATTGAAGAATATATAAAACAAAATGAAATATACGATATAATGGAAACCTATAAATTAGATAAAAAAGATTTTACAAAAAAAGAAAATGAAGCAATTGGTATAATGAAAGAATTTTTATGTAATTAACCCGAACACATTTCGCAAACTTCATCATCTTCGGTATATTTAACATTTTTTTGGTCGGGTTCAATAGTAAATTGTTGAGGTGCTGCTTTTGCTTTCGTCCTCAAATAATACATACCAGTCTTTAATCCCTTTTTCCAGGAATAAACATGCATAGACGTAAGTTTATCGTATTTTGGTTCTTTCATCCATAAATTCAAACTCTGGCTTTGACAAATATATGCGCCTCTATCAGAAGACATATCAATCAAGTGTTTCATAGGAATTTCCCATACAATTTTATATTTTTCTCTAATATGTTCTGGTAGATTTTTCAAATGTTGAACTGAACCATTGCTTTTAATAATACTATTTTTAATATCTTCATTCCATTCATAGTATTCAATGAGTTCTCTAATCAAATATTTGTTTACAACAATAAATTCACCTGCTAAGGTTCTTCTAACATAAATATTACTAGTGAATGGTTCAAAACATTCGTTGTTTCCTAAAATTTGCGAGGTTGATGCGGTGGGCATTGGTGCTACAAGGAGAGAATTGCGAAGTCCATATTTTTTAATTTTATTTTTTAAGTCTTTCCAGTTGTATCTATTAGACGGTTGTACATTCCACATATCAAATTGTAATATACCCTTTGATGCCGGTGATCCTTCAAAAGAAGAATAAGGGTTTTCCTCGATAGCCATGGCAACACTTTCTTCCAAGGCTGCGTGATATATTGTTTCGAATATATATTTATTAATTTTTTTGGCTTCATCAGAAGCAAATGGTAGTTCCATGAGTGAGAATGTGTCAGCTAACCCTTGAACACCAATACCAATTGGTCTATGTTTCTTATTTGAAACATCTGTTTTTTTTGTAGGATAAAAGTTAATATCAATAACTTTATTTAAATTATTTGTGACAATCCTTGCTATTTTGTGTAGCATTTCATAATTAAATATAGGCTTAAAAAGTTTACGTATTTCATTATATCCCCCGATTCTTTTGTCATTCACAAATATTTGAGGGACACTATTAATTTTATTATCATTGGTTAAGCTTTCATTTGTATTTATATCTTCATAAAATGCTTTTCTTTTTTCATCATCGTCTAAATTAATTTCTTCAAAATCAAAATTATGTTTTTTAAGGAATGTTTTTGTACGACGACAAAATCCACATTTTGTTTTTGAGAAAATTTTTATGCTTTTAATATATTTAAGATCATCTCTATCTGGATTCGGTAAGACAACAAACTTAGAAAGACCTATACTAGCCAAATTACAAACAGCTGTTTCCTTATTATTCGAATATTCCATGATTTCACAACACAAGTTACTACTTTTAATTGTGCCAAGATTTTTTTGATTACTTTTGCGATTTGCATGGTCTTTAAATAAAATATATGGTGTTCCGGTTTCAATTTGACTATCCAAAATTTTAAGCCAAATTTTTCTAGCACTAATCGTTTTAATACCTTTATTTTCTTTTTCATATTTTTCATATAAAGTTTTAAATTTATCACCGTATACATCAGATAATCCGGGACAATGGTCAGGACACATGAGAGTCCAATCCATATTTTTCATAACTCTTTCCATAAATAAATCAGGAATCCACATGGCGTAGAATAAATCTCTTGCTCTCATTTCTTCATCTCCATGATTTTTCTTCATATCTAGAAAAGCTTCTATGTCCCCATGCCATGGTTCCATATATATTGCAAATGAACCTTTTCTTTTACCACCACCCTGATCGCAATAACGAGCTGTACTATTAAATACTCTTAACATAGGAACAATTCCATTGGATGTACCATTTGTACCACGGATATGAGAGCCTGATGCGCGAATGTTATGAATATGAAGTCCAATGCCACCCGCCCACTTTGATATATTCGCACAATCAGCCAATGTATTATAAATACCTGAAATACTATCATCTTCCATCGCGATTAAATAACAACTACTCAATTGTGACCGAGGTGTTCCTGCGTTAAATAGTGTGGGGGTGGCGTGAGTGAAATATTTTTGACTCATATAATCGTAAGTTTCCTTGACTTTTTTAAGATTACCACCGTGAATACCTATAGCAACACGCATCCACATATGTTGTGGTCTCTCTACAATTTCACCGTCTACTCTCATAAGATAAGCTCTTTCAAGAGTTTTAAATCCAAAATAATCAAGCAAATAATCTCTATCAAAATCAAACCAACCCTGAATGATACTTTTATTATTTCTAATAACAGAAAAATATTTTTTTGCTATAAGTGGATGATTATTATCATTTACATCCTTAAAATTATACAATTTTTTTGAAATCTTAAAAAAGTTAGTGTCAGTGTTTTTATGATGATTGGAGATTAATACTTTACTAGCTAATATACCATAATCAGGATGCGTCGTTGCCAGAGAAGCACACTGCTGTGCTGTAAGTTCATCAATCTTTGTTGTTGGGATATCCGGATAAAGTCTATCGATAATTTTAGCAGAAACAGATGTAAAATTAACATCTAAATTATCACCCAAACTTTTAATACGCTTTAAGATTTTGTCAAATGAAACAACTTCTCTTTTTCCGGAACGCTTGGTAACATAATCTTCTGTTTTTTTCATAATCAAATATAATAAATGTATGAGATATAATTTTTAAATAGTTGTTTAAATATTTTAAATAAGTTTTACAATTATACATTTTAAAAGTAATTTGTAAAATTTATATTGATTATGATAATAAAAATAAATATTATTAATATTTTAAATTATTTTTAAAGAATTTGCTAAAATAGTTTACCTAATAATTTTTACAACATTAAAAATATGAACGAAAAATATGAACGAAAAATATGAACGAAAAATATTACTAGGTATATCATTACAAAAAATATAAAAATTATATTTTTTGTAATATAAAAATTGTAATATAAAAATTGTAATATAAAAATTGTAATGTCACAACTTGTAAATGATTTTATTATTTTTATTAAATTTAATATAAATATATATATAATGAGTTCTTATAATAGATTAAACCAGGTACTATTAATATTAGTATTTTTAGGGATATCTTTTATAATTTTTAAGGAAAAGGAGGGGTTTTCTAATATGTATCATGATTTGGAAGAATCATATAATGGTGCTATTCTTAAAAATTTCTTGAGAAATCCTTTCCCACATCAAGTATTAGCGAAAGATTTTATGCGCCAAACAGACATAAATTATGTTGGTGATTATGAACAAAAAACAAACAATAAAAGATATAGAAAAATTCCATGTGACAAGAAACAATATGATTATAATATTTGTGAAGCACTTTATAGAGAGAATAATCAGCAACCAGAAAATGAAACATGTAATCCCGGTTTTGGATGTCGCCGCGTAGGATTTTATTGTTCTTTACTTGAAGGAAGTAAAGAAAAAAATAAGGAGAATGAAGAAGAATAAAGATGATGTAATTAAATATCAACCTGAATAACCATGGTAGGTTTTTTTTCTTTTTTAGCAGATTTTTTTTTATCATCTGTTTTAATATTATCTTTTTTGATAACATTAACAACTTTTTTTTCTCGTTTTTTTGGAGCTCGGTGTTGATAACCAGTTTCACGTTCTTTTACAATAGTATCCCATATATTTCTAAGAAGCGGGGTTATTTCATCAAACCATATTTTATTTCTCACAACCAAAGAACACGAGAATTTATCTAAGTACCAATATGTATTTCTAACCCATGTTAAATTATTGTTATCATCAATACATTTATCATACCACTCATCAAATGATTCTTTGTCAATTCCGTATGGTGGATATTTATAAATGGGTTCATTTCCGTCATAAAACTGTACTATAACACCTTTATCTTGGAATAACTCTGTTTTTGTAAAAGTACCATCTTTATTGAAATCTTCCTCATTATCGTATGTGATAAATCTTGTTTCTAAAAAGTCACATTCAGGTAAATCCCACACTTCCATTTGTAATTGCATTTGTATCCAATATTCTTTTTTTGGTACGCCATTTAATTTTCTATCAGAAACGGGATTTTTTACTTCCAATAATCTACCATAACGTGGGTTTGTTTTATCAATATTTATTCCATCGGGAGAAGCGCCCAAAAAATCTATTGTATCGTGTTTAATACATCCAAATTCTCCTATTTTTGTTTTATACATTTTTTCATACATCAAAATAGATAATGGTTCGTATTTATGACCCTGGTGGAAAGGAGATTCAATATTTACACCACTTGACTTTTTTTTGTTAATGGGCTTACATTTCTCAAAAATTAAACTATTTTGTGCTGACTGGGTATCTATGGCTTTCCATAAATTACTTGCTGTCAAAAGATTTCTTCGAAATTTGTACCACTCATCTGTTCTTTGTTCAGGTTGTTCTTTCGTTTTTAATTTTTCAAAAATACTATCAACATGGTTGATATCCGGTTCTTTAATCAAAATTGTTTTTTTATATGACCTTGGCGTATCTTTTATTAAAAAGTATAAGTCTAGTGATTCATTTATAATAATATCAATAGAAACTGAAAATGCATCAATAATATAAGAACCATATGTATCTAATATTACTTTATAGATATCTTCATATACAACATCTCTGAAATTGTATTTTTCATATACCCGAATATTATCTTTTAAATAATCAGATATAAAATAGTAAACACTTTCTTTAAAATCTTCTATATTTCTATTGTCAAATTTTTTTACATTTATATCATTGAGAATGTTTTTAAGTTCAGGAAGGTCATTCCACCTAGTTGTCATTAAATATATTAATATATTTTTATATTAATATATTTATATCAATTTTTTATTATTTATTCAACAACTTTAATTGGTTTTTTTTTTCTTCTCTCCTTTTTCTCCCTTTTCTCCTTTTTCTTTTTAACTCTTTCTTCTGATTTTTTATGTGTTTTGACTCTTAATTTATGATTTATTTTTTTTCTTTTTTTAGATTTGACAGCCAATGATTTTGAAGTAGAAACCCATTTATCAGACTTTTTAATTACAAATTTATTAGTTGTTTTGTTAAAAAACAAATTATGTATAGATATAATTTCTGATTTTTCAATATCATACTGAATATCTTTAATTTTTTGTAATTTTTTTCTTTCGATACATTTTTTTAAAAAATCCAATAATTTATCACTATCTGTTTTTGAAAGTTTGTTTTCTTTTGAATAGTTTTCTATAAATTTTTTGATGATTTTTATTTTTGATGATTTACCCAGTTTATTCCACGGTTTTTTATCATTTAAAATTTTCTCTTTGTTTAAAAAATTTTCCATATTATTAATATTTTGCTTTACTTCTTCAGATATTTTTGAGTTTGATAATAACATGTTTTGATATTTTATGTTTTTTAATTCGGTACAATCATCTTTATTTTTTTTTGTTTTCATATTATTGATATATATATATTAAAAGATAAGTTTAAATTATTTTATATTAATATATGAAAAAAATTGTTATTGAAAAAAAACAGGTTGATAAGAAAATAACACCATCGAAAGAGTGTTTGGAAAATATAAACCACATTAAATTTATAAATATGTATTATTTAGATGAATCATTTAATGAAAAAAAAAATGTAGAACAAGAATTAAAAAAGAAATTGTCGGGCTATAAAGGTCAGGATAAAAAAAAACATAGGCAAAATAATGAATTATTTATAAAATTAAATGAACTAGTTGAAAAATTAGTAATATCTAAGTTAAAATGTTATTACTGTAAAAAACAATGTTTATTGTTTTGTAAAGAAAAGAGAAATTATTTACAATGGACTTTAGATAGAATTAATAATGATATTGGTCATTTTACAGATAATGTTGTTATTAGTTGTTTAGGATGTAATTTACAAAAAAGACGCAGAAACGATAAACATTTTAAATTTGCGAAACAAATGAATATATTAAAAAAATATTAATAGAGTATTTTTTTAAAATTAATATAAATAAGTTTATTAATGAATTATAGACAAATTATTTGGAAATTGGGAAATAAAAAAGTAAATAAATCACCTATAGAAAAAACAAATATAATATTAGAAAAAAAATTAGAGAGACATAAAGATGATATAGTAATACAAAAAAATCATAATTTCTTATCCACTAACGCAGAGCATAATTTAAATTTAATAAATTTTAGAGAAAATATTGAAATAACAATAGAAAATAAAGCAACCAATCGCGATTTATTAGAAAAAAGGTTAAGTGGTAGAGAAAAAATGCATAGTGGCTGGGTAAATCCCTTTTTACCAACAAATAAATATTTAGAAGATTTATCGAAAGAAAATGAATTTTTACGCCCACAAAATACAAATATTAATACATTAAAAAATAATAGTAATAATTAACTATTTAAAACGACCGATTATTAATAATATATTATGACCAATGTT